ACAAGCTTCAGGGATTACGCTGCAAGGTTGCTACGGTTGACGAGTGGCTTTCTTCTGCGGATGCTCGTGAAGACGTCATTGGAGCCATCGAACAAGGTGCATCCAAGTTAGACGACTACCTGATCGTGGCCACAAGCTCTGAAGGCACAGTCCGAAACGGAGCAGGTGACACAATCAAAATGGAGTTAATGAACATCCTACAGGGTGTTGGCCGGCCAATGCCCCAGGTGTCAATCTGGTGGTATAAGCTGGATTCCGTTGAAGAGGTTGCTTATCCCGATATGTGGCTGAAAGCCAATCCTAACATCGGGAAGACTGTGACCTATGAAACCTACCAAAAAGATGTAGATAGAGCTGAAACTGCCCCATCCACGAGAAACGATATGTTGGCGAAAAGATTTGGCCTCCCTATGGAAGGCTACACCTACTATTTCACCTATGAGGAAACTCTTCCTCATCGCCGGCAAAAGTTCTGGCAACTACCGTGCGCTCTTGGATGCGACCTTTCACAGGGCGACGACTTCTGTTCGTTTACATTCTTGTTTCCTCTCCGTGGTGGAGCATTCGGCGTGAAAACCAGAAACTACATCACTTCACTTACTCTTAACAAACTCCCTGCTGCTATGCGTCTCAAGTATGAGGATTTCATAGCGGAAGGGAGTCTTATTGTTATGGAGGGAACGGTTCTTGACTTGATGCAGGTCTACGAAGATTTGGACGACCACATTATCAACTGCGGTTACGATGTCCGCTGTCTTGGCTATGACCCTTACAATGCGAAGGAGTTTGTAGAGCGTTGGTCTTCTGAAAATGGGCCGTATGGAATCGAGAAGGTTATTCAGGGTGCAAAGACTGAGTCCGTTCCTTTAGGTGAGCTGAAGAAGCTTTCTGAGGAGCGTATGCTCGTTTTTGATGAAGACCTGATGACTTTCGCCATGGGTAACTGCATTACGATTGAGGATACTAACGGGAACCGTAAGCTGATGAAGAAGCGGTCTGAGCAGAAGATAGACGCTGTGGCAGCTATGATGGATGCCTACATCGCTTACCGGCATAATCCCGAAGCATTTGAATAGGAAGGAGGAATCGTTTTGGATCATTGGAGTAACCCTGCGTTGAAAGCGTATCTGGCTCATCACGGCATTAAAGGACAGCGATGGGGTGTTCGCCGTTACCAGAATCCGGATGGAACTTTGACCGAAAAAGGAAAAGCCCGGTTGGAAAAGAAGGACAACGATTGGATCGACAAGCGCAGTGCGAAGATTACCGAGAAAGCCCAGAAGAAATCTGCAAAAGAACTGGATCAATATGCAAAGGTTCTGTTGCAGACTCCAGGTGCCTTTAACAAGAATGGTAAACTGAGTGCCGCCGCCATCACGGCCTATAATCAAAGGATGTCTGAGCTTATGAGCCAAAAGGTTTCCGACCTCCGAACTCCATCTGGGAAGGTTGTCAAGTTTGTTGCCAAGCGTGGCGAAATTGGCGTTATGATGGCGCTTGCCGATGCTGGTTATGACATGGATCAGCTCAAGAAAGGTGTATGGGCCTCCGGGCGGGTGGCCTATAAGAAAACCGTTCTTGATAAGGTCTAAGGAGGTGGTACAAATGGACACAACTTTGTATCATCACGGCGTTAAAGGCCAGAAGTGGGGCATCCGCCGTTATCAAAATCCGGATGGAACATGGACTGACGCAGGTAAGAAACGCTATGGCGATTCTGATGGGGATTCCAATAGGGTGTCTAATAAGACGCCCAGTGACACCAAAAGGAAAGTAGCCGTTGGCGTTGCAACCGGGGCTGCTATTGTGGCTGGTACAGTCTTGACGGCATATCTTGTCAAGAAGTATGGCGCCAAGAACATTTCTGATATTGGGGACACGGCCTCTGCTGGAAAGGAAATCCTACAGGATATTCTCAAAGCTACCCCCGTATCCACCACACCTGTGAGTCAGATTCCGACACCAAAAGTAGAGCCTAAACAAGTTCTGGAAAAGGTCGTCAAGAGCGCTTCCACCACATCCGCTCCGGCAAGTCAAATTTCAGCACCACGAGTTAGCGTAAGCAAACCATCTTCTTCGGTTCCACCGCCCTACAGCTTCGATTCTCTGATACGGCAGAATGACGACCTTCTCAAGAAGATGCTCGCTGAGTTAGCTTGAGGGAGGTGATGGTTACTGAAATGGAAATGTCATTAGGATCTCGATTGAAACACGCCTGGAATGTGTTTAAGGCAAATGAAATTGTCAAACCTCGCTGGGATATTGGGCCGAGCTATCATTATCGCCCAGATCGTCCTATCTTCAGCAGAGGAAATGAGCGATCTATCATCACTTCAGTTTACAACCGAATCGCATTGGACGTAGCGGCTATCACCATCCAGCATGTTCGTTTGGATGATGAAGGCCGCTTTACTTCTGTCATGAACAGCAGTCTGAATGATTGCCTTTCTCTGGAGGCGAATCTCGACCAAACCGGAAGGTCTTTCATCCAAGACATTGTTCAGTCCATGCTGGATGAGGGCTGCGTTGCCATCGTCCCTGTCGATACGGACATCGACCCCGAGGAAGGGTCGTACAAGATCGAAACAATGCGAACCGGAAAGATTTTGGAGTGGTACCCGCAACATGTCAAGGTTCGTGTTTACAACGAGCGAACAGGCAAGAAGGAAGATGTTTTGGTGCCTAAGCGCACCGTAGCCATTGTGGAGAACCCCTTCTATGCCGTCATGAATGAACCTAATTCCACAATGCAGAGGTTGATTCGGAAACTCAATATTCTGGACGCTATCGACGAACAGAGCGGTTCCGGGAAACTCAACCTCATCATCCAGCTCCCTTACGTCATCAAGACGGAAGCGAGGCGTCAACAGGCGGAAAAGCGCCGTAAAGATATCGAGGAACAGCTATCCGGTTCTAAGTATGGTGTTGCGTACACCGACGGAACAGAGCATGTAGTTCAGCTGAACCGACCCGTCGACAACAACCTAATGTCTCAGATTGAATACCTGACGAGTATGCTTTACAGCCAGTTGGGATTGACTCAGAGCATTATGGATGGCTCTGCCGACGATAAGACGATGCTGAACTACCTGACCCGAACCGTTGAACCGATCCTCTCCGCCATCGTTGACGAGATGAAGAGGAAATTCCTCACCAAGACCGCTCGGTCACAGAAGCAGTCGATCCTGTTCTTCAGAGACCCGTTCAAGCTGGTGCCTGTGGGCGAGATTGCTGAGATCGCCGACAAGATGACCCGTAATGAGGTCATGACCTCAAATGAGATTCGGCAGAAGATCGGCATGACACCGTCGAAGGACCCGAATGCGGACAAGCTCAAGAACAGCAACTTGAGTGCTCCCAAAGAGGAATCGACCGAACAAAACATTTCAAAGGAGGACGAAGTTCAAAATGGATCTGAAGTATGACTTTAGTGGCTGGGCAACCCGAAACGATCTTGTCTGCGCCGATGGACGGACTATCCGGAAGGACGCTTTCAAGCATTGCGACGGGATGTCGGTTCCTATTGTTTGGAACCATCAGCACGACGATGTTGACAACATCCTGGGCCACGCCATTCTGGAAAACCGCAAGGACGGCGTATATGCCTATTGTTTCCTGAACGAAACCGAGAGCGGTAAGAAAGCCAAGGAGATCGTCCAGCACGGTGACGTACATATGCTCTCCATTTACGCGAATGGGTTGAAGCAGATGTCCAACGGCCGCGGCAAGGATGTCGTTCACGGAAACATCAGGGAGGTCAGTCTGGTTGTCGGTGCAGCAAACCCTGGGGCTTTCATCGACTTCGTGGATCTGGCACATGGCGAGGGTGCCGAGCAGGAAATCATCATCGGAAGCGGTGAGGCCGTCAGCCTTTATCATTCCGATGACAAACCCCCTCTGGTTACTTCCAAATCGGAGCCCAAAGAGGACCCCAAGCCCGAATCCAAACCCAAGGATGATCCGAAGCCGGAGGACAAGCCCAAGAATGACGAGACCGTTCAGGACGTTGTCGACAGTATGACTGAAAAGCAGCGGACCGTCATGTACGCCCTCATCGCCGCTACTGCGGAGGAGCTGGGGGCTTCCAAAAAGGGGGACAACGATGACGACCCCGACAAAACTGATAAAACCAAAGGAGGAGACAACACCATGAAGCACAATGTTTTCGACAAGGAAGAGACTCGGGAGACCACGTTGAGCCATGCCGTTCAGGGTGAGATTCTGGGCCTGGCCAAGCAGAACAATGTCGGCAGCCTGCGGACTGCTCTCGCTATCTACGCCGATGAGGCCGCTGCCAACGGGGATGAGGCGCTTCAGCACGGCATCGACAACATTGAGAGCCTGTTCCCCGACTACAAGGACATCCGCTCCGGCGCTCCTGAGCTGCTCACCCGCGATCAGGGCTGGGTCGACGTGGTCATGAAGAAGGTCCGCAAGACCCCCATCAGCCGTATCCGTACCCGCCAGATGGACGCCCGCAATGAGCGTGCCCGCGGTCATGGCTACCAGAAGGGTAAGCGCAAGACTCCCGCCGGCAACATGAACATGATTAGCCGGACCACTGACCCCCAGACCGTGTACTGCATCGACTCTCTGCACCGTGATGACATCGTCGACATCACCGATTTCGACGTGGTCGAGTACCAGTACGGGGTGATGAAGCAGAACCTCAACGAAGAGGTCGCCCTTGCGGTTATGGTCGGCGATGGCCGTGATGCCGGGGATGAGATGAAGATCTCTGAGGATCACATCCGCTCCATCTGGAACGACGATGACCTGTACACCATTCATTATGACGTGGATGTCGCTGCCGCCCGCAATGAGCTTCAGGGCTCCCGGACCGATATGAACTTCGGCGAGAACTTCATCTATGCCGAGGCCATCATCACCGCCGCCATGTACTCCCGTGAGAAGTACAAGGGTTCCGGCACGCCCGATCTCTTCTGCACGCCTCATCTGGTCAACGTGATGCTGCTGGCCCGCGACATGAACGGCCGCCGCATCTACGACTCCCGTACCGATCTGGCCGCTGCGCTGAATGTCGGTGCGATCCATACTGCCGAGCAGTTCGAGGGCCTGGTGCGCGAGGACGATGACGGCAACAGGCACAAGCTGCTGGGCATCTTCGTCAATCTGTCCGACTACACCATCGGCTCAACCAAGGGTGGCGAGATCAGCCGGTTCGATCAGTTCGACATCGACTTCAACCAGCACAAGTACCTCATCGAGACCCGGCTGTCCGGTGCTCTGACCCGGCTGTACTCCGCCATTGCGCTGGAGGAGCCCGTGAAGGCTGCCGTCGGGGCCTGATCTGAGGATTCAAAATGGCAAAGTTTTATGGATCGGTCGGCTATGCTGAAACTGTAAAGACAGCACCTGGCGTGTATGATGAGAAAATCGTTGAGTATCCGTACTACGGCGATTTGACTCGGAATACACGCCAGCTTCAGTCTTCGGAGACTCTCAATGACGACATCAATGTTGCAAATGAGATCAGCATAGTCGCCGATCCATTTGCCAGAGAGAATTTCCACAGAATGCGGTATGTCGTGTTTATGGGTGCAAAGTGGAAGATTTCCAAAGTGGAAGTCGGTTATCCCCGTTTGATCTTGACGATTGGAGGTCTCTACAATGAGCCGGAGAATTGAACTTCAGACAATTTTGGAGGGATTGCTTGGCTCTGAGAATGTGTACTTTCAACCTCCCGAGAACTTGAAGATGAAGTATGACTGCATCCGATATTCTCGGACTAAGATCAAGCCGGTTTTTGCCAACAACCATCCGTACACCCTTCACGACTGCTATCAGGTGATAGCCATCTATCGAAACCCGGATAGTGATCTTCCTCATAAGATCGCGCTTCTGCCGATGTGCTCTCACGATAGTCACTATACGGCAGAAAACCTACACCATGACGTATTCACACTCTATTACTGAATAAGGAGGAACCTTCAATGAAACTTCAGTGGGATAAAGTCGGCGAGCGCAAGTATGAAACTGGCGTTGACCACGGCGTACTCTTCCCCATGGGTAAGAGCGGCGTCTATGACCACGGCGTTGCTTGGAGCGGCCTGACCGCTATCAACGAGAACCCCTCCGGCGGCGAGGCTAACCCTTTCTATGCCGACAACATCAAGTACCTGAATATCATGGCCGCCGAGGACTTTGGTTTCGGCATTGAGGCCTATACCTATCCCGACGAGTGGGAAGCCTGCGACGGCTCCGTCGAGATTGCCCCCGGCCTTACTGCGGGTCAGCAGACCCGTAAGGTCTTTGGCCTGGCCTATCGCACTCTGATCGGCAACGACACAGAGGGACAGGACCACGGCTACAAGATCCACCTGGTCTACGGCGCCCAGGCGTCTCCCTCTCAGCGCAATCATGGTACTGTGAACGAGAGTCCCGAGCCCACCGCTATGAGCTGGGATGCTACTACCACTCCTGTGGAAGTGCCCGGTGCCAAGCCCGCTGCACACTTGGTGATTAACTCCACCAAGACCTCTGCTGAGGTGATGGCCGCTCTGGAGGCAATCCTGTATGGTACCGAGGAGAATGAGTCTCGTCTGCCGATGCCCACAGAGCTTGTTGAGCTGATGAAGGGCACAGCTGCTGCCGGTTAATTCAAGCTGATTTAC